GTCGGGGAGTTTTCATTTTCAGAGCTTCGCAAGTTACTTGGCGAGATGGATATAGAATTCTTTGCCCTGTGCTATTTCCCAAAATATTTCGACCGTAAGTTTGGGGAATTTCACAAGGAGTTATTCGAAGAACTAAAATATATGTTAGACAATAAAGGGTTGATTGAGGCTTTCGGATTACCAAGGGAACACGGTAAAAGCACAATCAACTCTTTTTTATTTCCGTTGTATTCAACTTTATATAATAAATCTCAATTCACCTTGATTATCTCGGCAACGGAGCAGATTGCTTTGCCATTCCTAGATATGATTAAGGATGAACTTGAAAATAATCAATTGCTTCTTGAGGACTTTGGGATTTTCAAAGGAAACCGTTGGAACAACAATGAAATCTGGATCAGGGGCAAAGGTGGAATTGATGCCTGCATCATGATTCGTGGAATAGATGGTTCTTTAAGGGGCATACACTTCAAACAACATAGGCCACAGCTAGTCCTGTTGGATGATTTGCTAAAAGATGATACCGCCAAATCAGAAACCAAACGGGAGCAAGTTAAAAATACTTTTACGGATGTTGTCATTCCGATTGGCACAAAGGATACAAATATTTTAGTAGTCGGTACTGTCCTTCATGAGGAAGATCTCATGGCTGATCTCTTGAAGGGAAAAATCCCTGGAGTAAGAAGCATTAAGAAATCGGCAGTCATAACTTTTGCCGAGCGAGATGATCTTTGGAGCGATTGGGAAGCAAAATATAATAATCTTCAGGACTTGGATAGAATTGATACTGCTAAGTCCTTTTTTTATGACCATCAGGAGGAAATGCTGGAAGGGACAGAAATATTGTGGCCTGAGTATTTGGATTACTACTATCTCATGTGCAAAAAGCAAGCAATGGGAGACAAATCATTTTACAAGGAAATGCAGAATGATCCCCGCAGTACCGATGACTATATATTTAGAGATATCCAATATTGGGACAAGCTTCCTAATTTTGAAGAAATGGAAATTGTAATGTACATAGATCCTGCAATTAAAGCAGGAAAACGAAATGATTTTTCGGCAATAACTATTCTCGGAAAGCATACAAAGACCAAGCAGAAATATGTGATAGATGGCAGTATTTATAAAATGCTTCCAGATGATCTGTTTCAAGAAGCCATTGAAAAGTTAAAGCAATATTCCGTTGAGAAGATTGGATTTGAAACGACAGCTGCACAGAGTTATATCAAGCAGAAGTTTGAGGAAGAACTCTGGAAGGCTAAAATATTTACTCCTGTGGACGAAGTAATAAGCAGAGGACAGAAACATGAGAGGATTATATCGTTAGAACCAGAGGTTAAGAAAGGGCATATCCTATTCAATCCTTCTAACATCCGGTATAATAACCAAGTAAAGGATTACAACAAAGGTGCTAAACATGACGATGCGCCTGATTCACTTTATGGAGCAGTACAGTTGGTTGAAGGGGTTAAGAGTATCAGGTTTTTTAATAGGAGTTTGTTGTTTTGAGCTGCTTTGCATTATTGCGTACTTGTGGAAAATTAAAAGCTAAAGATTATTTATATTTGTGGAGGCTAATGGGAAATGTGTATAGGTGAAACCAAGATACAAAATAACATCTCAGATTACAATATTAATAATGAGTTTAATAATAATTTTGGCACAGATGAATTGAGTAAAAATGGTAGGTATCCTAACATAAAAGCTTACATAAAGAGCTTTCTGGAGTCAAGTATCTTAGAATATGACTGCGATGTCTCGGGGTATTCTATGTACTTATGTAAGGACGCATGGGAGTTTTTAAATGATGGTAACATTGGTAGCCAAGAATACTGCAATAAGAATAAATACAAGAAAGAAATTGAAGTAAATGGATATATATACAGAGGCGATACGCTTAATTCATTAAAAACACCATTTAATCATTTCATTAATTTTTATTATAAAAAGCTCGGGAAAGACGATTTCAATATGAAAAATAGTGGATATAGATGGTTATCCAAAAGATTTGATGTGGCATTTAGTGAAGAACAATTGGATAAAGTGCCTTATAGTAGGTTGATTTTAGATCAATTCGAGGTATTTGCTGCATTAAGTGACACAATAGGAAATCAATTCCCCTGTCCAAAGTATTTTAATGGAGAAAGGAGCAACTATGGGAAATTTGAATTTTCAGATCTGTTCTTAACAGTAATTAATGAATACTATATACATGATGGAGATAGTAAGAAGTTAGAAAAACTATTTATAAGTATCGAAGATAAAGAGTTTAAGGTCCCATCATCTGGAGAAAATAGGATTTGGACTAAAGAACAACATACAATTAGAACACTTGATAACTGTCTGGAGTGGCTCTCCAAGTTTGATGGATGGGTAAATTTTATTGAAGATAATTACTTTCAAGACTTTATAGTAGATGCTAAGCCTAGAGAATTATGGAAAGATCACGATTTTGAAAAACTTGATTTACCTGAAATTGGTCAAGAATTTGTTGATTATTTGAAATTTATTAATAATGGAATTATCTCTCGAGGTATACGAATTAAAGAAAAAGTAGTTAACAAAATCAAATAAGCATATTTATATTTTGAGAATTTGTGAATCAAAACTGCTAAGCCTGTGCCAAAAACGGTACGGGCTATTTTTATGCCTATTTTAGAAAGGTCGTGATATTTTGGATATAAACGAAAACTTAATAATTGAATGTCTTAATGAACTTAATAATCATGCTCTAAGAAAGAAAAAATACAAGGACTACTACGAAGGCAACCATTCAATCCTTACAAACTACCAAATGCAGGACAGTCGAAGCAATATGAGACTGGTGTTTAATTTTCCTAGAAAGTTTGTGGATAATGAAACTGGCTATATTCTCGGCAAACCTGTAAATTACATTTCCAAGTCAGGTGATTCTGAAATTATTGCCGCCATAGACAAAAACACAAGTCACTGGGATAAGGAACATAATATCAATCTGCGTAAGCAATCGGAAATTTTTGGAGAAGCCTATGAGCTAAACTATCTAAACACAGATGGTGAATTCTCAGCAACGATTCTTAATCCACTGAATGCTTATGTTCTAGAGGATGGTACTGCTGAAAGAAATGTGGTACTGGCCTTACATACTTTTACAAAGAAATTCGATGATAAAAAATATCTGGATGTTTATACCTCTAATGAAATCTTTCATTACGAATTGGGGAGTATAGTAGCTCCAATAGGGTTAAAATTTATTGGCAGTCACGAGCATATATTTGGCAGGGTGCCTGTTGTTGTCTGCCCTGCAAACAATGAAAGAATCAGTGGTTTTCATGATGTGATTTCTCTATTTGATGCTTACAATGCTTTGAATTCTGACCTGGTTAATGAAATCGCTGATCATCGTAATGCTTACCTTGTAATTGAGAATGCCAAAATCGAAGAAGAAGATTTGCTGAAAATGAAATCCATGGGTATTATTCAAGTTCCGAATCAAGCGAAAGTCTACTGGCTTACCAAGGACATTAATGATTCTTTCGTGCAGAATGAGCTTAATAATATAGAAAGGAAAATCTTCGATTTGATGGATGAGGTCAATTTCAATGAAAACTGGGCAGCAAACACATCATCATTGGCTCTTCGAAATAAACTGCTTAATCTTGAGAATCGAGTGGCTATACGTGAAGCATACATGGAGAAGGTCATCAAGGAGCGGTTAAAAAATCTGTTTACTTTCCTCCAGAAAAAAGAAGGCAAATTCTATGACTACCGGGATATTGCCGTGAAGTTTACCAGAAACTTGCCGACAGATCTAACTGGCCTTGCCGATGTGATTGTAAAACTCAAGGATGTATGCTCTCAGGAAACACTGCTTACCTTATTGCCGTTTGTTGAAAATCCTAAAGTCGAGCTAGAAAAATATAATGCCGAACAGGTTAATATAGATTCCAAGTCTAGTAATTCTGACTCAAAGATTCAGAATCAAGTTGGTGTATAAATAACTGTTTTCAGGCTTTACATTTATTCGGTAGGGTAATTATACCCCTATCATTTTTTTATGCCCAAATAAGCCAATTAGAATTGATTTTAGATTTTAGCAAAATGCCACGAACCTGTTACTATAAGCGGTTTGTGGCATTATTGCTTAATAATTAATTTGCCCGTTTTGAGAGGGGATTGGAGGTGAAAGTTTGATGGCGAGATTAACTAATTCTGAAAAGGAGGAGATGAGTTACTGGATTAATTCCAAGGGAGAAATTGAATATCACAAAAAATGCGCTAGGTGCAGTCATGAATGCAAACAATCCTTCCGATGCTTGGAAATCATTTGTCCTAAGTATCAAAGGAGATAGAAGTTTTTGTCCTGGGTATGACGTTAAACTGCTCAGATTTAGAAAGCGTTTCTGGTTCTAGTGAGTCAGAAGGGCAAATTTGAAAGGAGAATATAGTTTATGACATTCGAAGAAGTAAAAAAGTACATGGAAGAAAACAAAGGCAGTGATGAGGTAAAAGCATATCTTCAGGGGTTAGCTACCGTTGAAGGGATGCAGAATTTCTTCACACAAAATGAGGATGGCAAGAAGTGGCTCGACAGCGAAAAGGACAAACATTTAAATAAAGGTCTGGATACCTGGAAGGTCAACAACTTGCAAAAGGAACTAGACAAAAAGATTCTTGAGTTATATCCCGAGGAAACAGAGGAGAAGAAACAGCTCAGGGAACTTAATGCCAAGATCGAGAAAATGGAATCAGAAAAACAGAGGGAGGTATTGAAAAATAAGGCTTTGACCCTAGCTGCTGAAAAAAAGCTTCCTATTAATAAGGTCATTGATTTGGTTTTAGGGAACGATGAAGAATCCACTATTTCAAACATAAGCCGATTTGAAGAAATCTTTTCTTCATCTGTCCAGACTGCAGTTGAAGAAAGGCTAAAGTCAAATGGATATACTCCTCCCAACAGTAATGGAAATGATACGAAAGCCAAAAACCTAAATGATGCATTGAAAAATTATTATGCCGAGAAAAACAAAGCGTAAATTTGAAAGGAGATTGATTAATTATGGCAATTACACTAGAACAAGCAAAACTCAATACATTGGATGATATTCAAGCAGGGGTGATCGATGAATTTAGAAAGAGTTCTTTTATCTTGGACAATATCACGTTTGATGATGCCGTGACCCCTGGAACGAACGGAGCGACTCTTACATATGGTTACACTCGATTAATTACCCAACCAACTGCTGCATTTAGAGCGGTAAATAGTGAATATACTCCTCAGGAAGTCACCAAAGACAGATACACTGTTGAACTCAAGCCATTTGGTGGCTCTTTCCAAATTGACAGAATTATTGCCAATACAGGGGGTTTGGTCGATGAAGTTAATCTTCAAGTTCAGCAAAAGGTAAAAGCTGCTAAGGCTTTATTCCATGACACAATCATAAATGGCGATTCAGCTATTGATGTTAATTCTTTTGATGGGCTAAACAAAGCGATTGCAGGTTCTAGTACAGAATTTAATGCTACTTCCTCGATTGACTTGTCAACTTCAGCAGCGGTAGATACAAATTATAAAGAGTTTCTTGATTTGCTGGATGAATTTTTATCTAATCTTGATGGAGTACCAACTTTCCTTGGCGGTAATTCTAAGCTTATTACCAAAATAAAAGCGGTAGCTCGTAGGGCAGGATACCTTACTCAAAGTGAAGATGCCTTCGGTAAAAAGGTAGATGCATATGACGGAATAGTTTTGGTTGACCTTGGAGCAAAAGTAGGAAGCAATGATCCTGTTGTCTCTATTGTAGATACTCGTAAACCCAATGGTACAGATATAGTCACTGGGCTTACGGATCTTTATGCAGCAAGGTTAGCTTTGGATGGGTTCCATGCGGTTTCTCTTGCTAATCAAGATTTGGTTAAAATTTGGCTTCCAGACTTTTCAACGGCTGGTGCTGTCAAGAGTGGAGAAGTTGAAATGGTTTCTGCTGTAGCTTTGAAAGCAACTAAAAGCGCAGGAATTTTCCGTAATATTAAGGTATCTTAATGGAGGGAAAATCAATGGCGAAGATATACAGCAACAATAAACAATATAACGGTCTATCAGCTAGTGTAAACTTTGTCAATGGGGTGGGGGAGAGCAATCTTCCTCACCTTTTGGCTTGGTTTCAGGAATGCGGATACACAGTTGTAGAGGATAAAAGAGAACCTTCTATTTATGATGATATGTCTTATAAGGAAATGACTGAACTAGCTAGGGAACGGGGTTTTAATGGTATTGGTCTAAAGAAAGAGGAATTGATCAAAGCCTTAATTCAGTGGGATAAAGAAAACAAAACAGAAATAGAAAAAGAAACTCAGATAAAAGCTGAAATAGAAAAGGAGGAGTAACACATGTTGGAAACCGTAAAGATGCTGATGGGTATTGATGTGACCGATACATCAAAGGACAGTATTCTCAATCATTTTATTACCCAGGCTTTAAAGGTTGCACTTGCCTATTGTAACGTGACAGAGCTAACGGCAGAGTATGATGATACCATTGCCGATTTAGCAGTTTACCTTTATAACAATAGAGATTCAGTGGGTTATCGGCAAATGGCAGAAGGGGACAGAAGTGTTACCTATGAAACTGGGGGAATTCCCGACTTTATCAAAGCTACCTTACCGCTCCCAAGAATTAAGGTTATGTGATCAGCATGTTTCATAATACCAAGATTGAGATATTCCCAAGCCCTGAAGGAGTCCCCCTTAAAAGCATATATGCTGACGTTCAGCCATATTTAAGTACAGTAACGTTTGATTATGGAGTATCCCTGGAAATATCTATTCGAGTGTTTTGTGATGTGGATGAGAGTATAAGTGATCAAGTGTATTTCAAGATTGATGGCTTTTACTACAAAGTACTATCTGTTAAGGCCTGGAAGAATCACATGGAAATTTTCCTTTACAGGTGTAAAAGGCAGGTGGGTTAATGGAAAGAACTATTGATGAAATGATTGACTTCTTCTTGTTCGAAATGGGAGAAGACATACTGCTTAATAATATCGCTTACAAGGCAGTGGTAATCGATGAAACCGATAAAATCAATATAGATGCTGATAAAATTATCCATTGCAAAGTCGAAATAAAGACAGGAGATATTGTTGAGTACAATAGCCGGAAATACATAATTACTAGCCAGATTGATAAAAACCAAAATTCCTTCTGCGCTAGGATGAAACAATGTAATTATAGTATAGCTTTCAACTTCGAGGGTAACGTTAAGTGGTTTAATGTCTTAATCGAAACAAAAGTCATGGATATCGATACCAACCAATATATGAGTCTTGCGACTGGAACTATAAAAGTCAGTTTACAGGACAACGCCGATTCAAGGGATATTGTAATCGGCAGTAGGTTTATCAACACAGCGAGGGCATGGCAAGTTAATGGAATTGACAAAGCAAGCCTTGGTTTAATCATACTGACTTGTGACATGGTAGCAACAGACTCCAGTGATGACTTGGATGCAGAAATTGCCAATCGATGGCAGTTCGAGAGCACTCATACATACGTTTTAAGTATTGAAAATGGTGCTTCCATGAATGTATCGTTAAATGATATAGCACAGTTGATTATTTCGGTTACAGACAACGGAGTTTCCATGAATCCTCTTCCAGCATTGACATATATGTCTTCGGATTCTGGTGTAGTTGCAGTAGATAATAATGGCAAATTAATGGGAATAAATGTTGGCACTGCAACGGTTACATGCCATATGTCGTATGAGAATACAGTTCAGGGTACAATTGATATTACTGTGGTTGAAATTGTCAGCCATATATACACCATTACAATTACTGGTAGTACCACTGTAAAGCTTGGACAAAGCCAATCCTATGTTGCTCATATTTATGATAACGGTACGGAGGTTTTCGATAAGTCAGCAGTCTGGTCAATTAAGAACCAAGATGGCACGACAACTGCTTATGCCACCATAACCTCTTCTACAGGAAACGGGGCAACGGTCAAGGCAACAAGCAATTCATCCTATGTCAACAAATATGTGGTACTGACCGCTACACTTTCTGATAACTCAGCTGTATTTGCCGAATTTACAATCCAAATAAAGAGTTTATTCTAAGAAACAGGCTTGCCTAACGGTGAGCCTTTTATATATTTTGAGAGGAGAACGTATGCAAGAAAGAAAGATTGAATATAAAGATCATCCGAGAATCAACTCGGTTACACATAAATTCAAAGGAACGATCTCTTGGGAAGAGGCTTTAGAGCAGGTGATCAGTAATTACTTGAAGAGCTTGAAATTGCTTGATTAGAAGGGGACAACGATTTATCATCACACTACCATTGAAGTAACGTGAAGGCTCAATGAGTGATCAAATTAGGAGGTTTTAAAAAATGGGTGCCTATGGATATGTAAGAATCTCAAGAGATGAAGATGGCAGCAAAGAAAGCATTACCAGTCAGAAAGATGTGATCATGGATTTTGCCAAGGAACAAGGAATTGAACTCATTGATGTTATTGAAGATAACGATATTAGCGGTTATTCCTACAATCGACCAGGTATCAACAGGATTGTTGAACTGATTGATAACGGCGAACTTGATGTTTTGGTCGCCAAAGACCTATCCCGGATAGGCAGGCATAATGCAAAAACCCTTCTGTTCGTTGAAGACCTTAAAGATAAGGGTGTAACACTTCTCTTAAAAAGCGGGAACATGGATGAAAATTTCCTTGGTATTCAGACATGGTTCAATGAGCTTTATGTCAGGGACATAAGCCGGAAAACGAAAGATGCTTTAAGGACAAAACAGAAAAATGGGGAAGTTCACGATCCCCATTTCGGTTATAAGAAAGACCCTGCTGACAATAAGAAGTGCATCATTGATGAAGAAGCCGCCGAAACCGTGCGGCTTATTTTTCGCCTATACTTGGAAGGTAATGGATGCCAAAAGATCGCTAAATATCTTAATGAGCATCAAATAGAAACACCGGCAATTAGGAAAGGAATCAGGTGGAAAAAGAATTGGGACTATAAGCATCTTTGGCATGCCGAGTCGGTGAGTAGGATTCTGAAAGATGATGTTTATATAGGGACAGTCCGGCGTGGGGTAACAAAACGCACAAAGATCAAAGGCAATAAATTGATATATGTCGCACCGGAAGACCAATTTGTGCATGAAGGGCTTCTTCCGCCAATTATTCAAAAAGAGGATTTTGAAGCCGTCAATGCCATGTTTAAAAGAAAGGTTGAGAACGGGGTTAGGGCTAAGAAGAATGTGCCCTATAAATATACCGGCATTATAAAATGCGGGGAATGTGGCAAAAATCTAGTGACTATTAGTCAACCGCGTAAGAATGGACAGAGAAAAGTTTATGTTTGCTCTACTTATCAGAGGTACGGTAAAGCTTACTGCTCTGGTCATAGTATTAGTCATGAAGAGCTTGATGAAATTGTATTTGAAGAAATTAAAGCTCTTTACCAAAGCGGGCTTCTAAAACTGGAGAATATCGACCAGGGGCTTGAACAAAGACAGCAAGCAAATCGGGATGTAGAAAAAGTCCTGGATAGATTACAAGCAGCGATTCATGCTAAAAAGATTGAGATAAAGAATTATTCAAAGCAGCTTGCCAAAGGCTTAATTAGTGAAGAATTGTTTATTGAAATGACTCAGGAATCAAGTGCTGAAATGGAAAAACTGGAGCAGCAGATGATTGAAGCGAAAAACACGCAGGAGCTTCGGGGTAATGAAAAGGAAAGATTAATCAATGCCATGAATATCCTAAAGGATGTTATAGATAAAAAGAAGTTGACTCATTCTGATGTAATTACTTTGATGGATAAAATTGTTGTTCATGAACGTAAGTACCGTGGCAAGGTTAAGCTGGACATAGAGGTTGTGTGGAATACACCGATATTCGCAATAATAGAGGAATGCGTTGGTTGAGATGATGGGGTTCTCGCCAACGCATTTGTTTTTGTATTGAAGAGTGGGATGAGGGTGGAGAAAATAGTTGTTAAGTAATAAAAGGATGGATTATATAAGGTACTTCTGAGATGCTGAAGAAGTAGTATAATGAAGGCTAAGTTTAAAATGCAATAGATGGAATAATTCTAATTTTATGGTTATTTTTCTTGTGAAAAGCCTCCCATAGGGATACAATCGAAATAACCAATACTGTTAAGATTGTATCCCTATGGGAGGTAAGAAAAGCCAAATGTGAATAAATTATTAGATAGGGCAAAAGCTGAAGTGTCAAATTAGCTTGGAGAAGTGTTCTTTGTGAGAGATTTGTTCAAGGGAAATGAATGGAACCGAATTTCTTGAAGTGATCGATTGCTTCTTGGTATATTATTTCTCAATTATATATAAACAGATTAAATGATTTGATTAAAAGAGTGATATTGGAGGTGACGAGATGACTTTTGATAATATACAAGAAGCTGTGATGTATAATAAGCGTTTATATATTGACGATAATGAAGTCAAAGTTGTATTTCTTGACAAGGTAACTGAAGTGATTGAAGTCAAGTTCATTAAAGATAATAAGGTTTCTGTGGTGACAGAAGCATCTCTTAGCCTAAAGAAAAGATTTGATAGAATAATTAAAATTGGTGACGGCTTAATTTGGAGGGTAGGTAAGGAAAATGTATAAGTGTGATATTGGAAGCTTTGATGGGGATTCATGGGAAGATTTAATTCAGAGATGCTTAAAAGATAAGTATGAAGATGAACATTACCAAAGATTTCCGGCTAAAGTACAAGGTGATTATGGTTTAGAAGGGATTTCGAGAAAAACTGGAAAAGTATTTCAATGCTACTGTCCCGAAGAACAATATGAGACGAAGACACTTACTAGTAAACAAAAAACAAAAATTAATAATGATTTGAAAAAACTTATTAAGAATAAAAAAGAATTGAAAAAAATATTAGGAGATAAGAAGATCACAGAGTGGCACTTAATAACTCCCGAATATAAAGATAAATCTATGGTGGCTTATTGCAAAAGCAAGGAAGATGAATACAGATTAATGAAGCTGGATATTCTTGCAGACGATTTTACTGTGCTTATCAAAGAGTATACAGACTACATAATTGAACTAAAGAGACATTTGCAATTACTTAACTTCAAACTTGATATTTCTGTATCTGAAGATATTGTAATAGATTGGAGTAAATGTGATTCCACGCATATACAAAATTTAAGAGGAAAACTTCGCTACCTTATCGATCTTAAACCAGATAATGATGAAGAAAAGGACAAAAAAACTGAAAAGCTTGTTGAAGCATTTGTTAAGTATTATCAACGAGGCATAAAAGCGATTGATAAATTGGAAAAGCTTTATCCCGAGCAATACGAAAGGTTCGAGAGAATAAAAATGATGCAAGGCGAAAATGTAGAAGAAAAGTGCATTCTTAATACGCGCAACAGAGAAGAATTTTTTCAGGAAGTACAATCTGAACTGTTGGGAGCGTTAAAAGAAGGTTTAGGCGAAAGCTTCGAAATATCTGGTATTCAACAATTATCAAAAAGAATTGTTACTGAATGGCTAATGCTTTGCCCACTTAATTTTGGAGGTATGCTTTGATGGAAAAATTGAATGTAATTGATGAGATTGGTGCTTATATTGAAAACATCAATTTTTCTAATAAGGCTATATATATAAGTCATAAATATCGAATAATTTTCCAAGTTTCTAGGATAGTGCTGATTATTGGGATTGCATCGCGAATATCAGGGTGTTCATTATTAAAGTTACAGTTTTTGTCTTCTGCGCTTGATGACATAGAATTATTTGATCGAATTGAAAAACATATAGTTGGCGGAGGTTTTAGTGAGAATCTCATGGGTTACTGGAGATACAATAAAAATGTTAATAATGCAGTTAAGTATGCTATCGCAGAGAAACTGATCACCACAAGTTCATCTGGACTTTTTATTTTAACTAACGGCGGGGTGAAAATGCTAGAAAGCCTTAATAAAGAAATGGTAATGATGGAAGATAAAAAACAATTATGCAGAATATCTAAAAAACTCTCTGAGAGAAAACTTTCTGATATGTTCGGTAAGGGGATAAGAATATGAAGATAAACAGGGTGTATATTGAAGTACATACCGAAAAAGATATGTTTATATTTGATGAATGTTTTTCTGAAGGTCTTAACATTATCACTTCGTATGAAAATACAGTTGGGAAAAGCACAATTGGAGAAGCTATTTTATTTTGTTTAGGAATGGAAGAGGTTCTTGGCAATAAGAATGAAAAGGCTGTAAAGCCAGTCTTAAGATCTAATATTTGCATAATTAAGGGTGGGGAATCATACCCTGTGATTCAATCTGATATATATGTCGAAATTGAGCATAATGGAAGTGTTATTAGTATTAGACGGAGTCCGAAGCATAATTCAAGAAGTTCAAAATTGATTAGTGTGTATTATTCAAAATTGATTAGTGCACTTCAGAATAAAGTGGAATACACAGATTATTATGTACATGATCCTGGTGCTGCGATTAACCTGAGAGGCTTTCATGCAATGCTAACAAGATTTTTGGGGTTAGAGTTACCAGAAGTATCAAATTATGATGGTGGGAGTACAATTCTATATATTCAAACATTAGCATCTTGCTTTTATATTGAGCAAAAGCAAGGGTGGAGAGGTATTTTAGCGACATTGCCCACTTACTATGGAATAAAAGATGTGAAGAGGCGTGTTATTGAATACGTGCTTGGATTATCTGTATTCGAAACGGAAAAAGAATATAATACTCAAAAGACAATTATAAATAATCTAAATTCTGAATGGAATCAGATAATTAACCGGATTTCTTATCATGTCAGAAAAGTTAATGGGTTAACAATAAATAATATCGAAGATAAGCTATTTGTGATAACTGATGAAACACCCAAGTTGACTATAAATGTCAACGATGAAGTAATGGATCTAGATATATATAAAATTCGAATCTTAAATGATTTGAATGGCTTGAAGAGTTGTAGAGAGCCAGTTATAGAAAACCAAAGTAAGGCCTTAAAACGAGAAATCGAAGAACTTAATAATTTAGATGTGAGATTTCAAAGAGAGTTAAATGATACATTATTTGAGTTAGCTATAGAAAAAGAACAACTGGATACTATTAATAATAGATTAGCTAACATCAACCAGGAAATGGCATCTTATAAAGAACTTTACAAGCTAAAAAATATGGGCTCATTAGAAGCATTAAAAATATCACAATCAATTTGCCCAACATGTGGACAGTCTATAGATGGGGTTATTTTTGATCAAGGTAATGAGTTGAATATTATGAGTATATCTGATTCAATTATTCACTTGGATAATGAAAGAAAAATGCTAGAGTTTTCTTTGAACAATCAGAACGAAATAGTTGATAAGCTAAAAGAAAGAACTAATCGGTTAAATGAGAGATTAGATGAAATAAGAAATAGAATTCGTACAGTGAAGTCAGACTTAGTGTCAAATAACAAAGCTGTATCTGAAAGCCATATTCAGAAGATTATTGGGCTACAAATTGAATGCGATAAGCTAGAGGATATTATAAGCGAAATATATGGAAGTTATAATCAATTAAAAGATATTTCAAAGAAATGGGCACATGCAAAAAGCGAACTGGATAAATTACCAACTAATTTTATTAATGAACATGACAAAACCATTTTGAATAAATTCAAAAAGGAATTTACAAAAATATTGGGTTTAATTAAATTTGAGTCAACAGAAATAGAAAATATTATAATAAATGAGCATAGTTATTTGCCTAACGTTAGCGGATTTGATTTATATGCAGACTCATCCGCTAGTGATACAATTCGCATTATTTGGGCTTATATTGTTGCTTTGCAGAAGATATCTATAGAGTATGGGCACAATTTAGGATTTTTATTACTTGATGAGCCTGCACAACAAAATACCGATTTATCAAGCTCAAGACAATTGCTAAAGCAATTATGTGAATTGGGAAAGAAGCAGCAAGTCTTTATGTTGTATAAATTAGAGTCAGAAGAAAGTGATATTGAATTGTTTAAAGATATTGACTCAAAAGAATATTTGAGATTTCATTCAGATGTTCCTTTTATTTCTGTGGTTAAGAGAATATAAAGGAATGAGAAAATTCATATAGCATCGAATAAAGATTTTAAATTAGGCATATTTTTGTCTACTCAAGGCATCGTGGTTACGGCAATAGCTACATGAAAATAAGAACAAATAGGGAAATATATCCCTATTAACGTCTCGACGCGCACGTTAATAGACTTTCAATGAAGAAACATCAACGCACGTGGAGACTGTTGCTTTGATAGAAAGGAAGTAGCAGATACCGCTGTATTCCCGGGCTTTAGCCACAATAGAGAGTGCTTTTTTGGTGTCCCAAAACTAGCAAAATGTTGTATCAAGCAAAGCAGCCAGCACATAAAACGCACTGGCTGCTTTGCTTCACAGTTTTACCCAAACTGTCGTGACCCTGTGGTAGGCTTTGTTTAAGCAATGATACAACACCCGCCCCATAATGGCTAACTTAAAATAACAGAATAGGGGTAATTGCAATTGCCCGGGGAATGGTTCCTGCAGGCACGGTAGCTATGACTGTAGTTGTAGCCGTGTCTAGCACTTGAACGGTAGTTTTACTGAAAATAGTAAGATAAGCCCGGGAACCGTCGGGGGTAATCGCAATTC